TATTGAAGCTAACTCTAGATTGTATATAGATCAGATAAGAGAAAGATATTCTAAAGAAGAATTAGATAAGCTATTTGACATACTCTATGATGGAGAAAACAAGAATCGTGTGTGGGTTCATGCCCACTTTGGAGCTAACGAGCTAGACGAAATCTTTTCTAAGATAAGGTTTATGATTGTAGGATGTGGTTGTAAATGGGTGGTGGTAGATCACTTGCACATGCTTGTCAGCGCGTCAACAGAAGGAGATGAAAGACGCACCATTGATTCTATTATGACTAAGCTTAGATCTATAGTAGAAGAAACAGGTGCAGGTCTTATTCTTGTATCACACTTGCGTAGGATTGATGGTAACAAAGGACATGAGAACGGTATCGAAGTAAACCTATCTCACCTTAGAGGCAGTCAAAGTATTGCACAGCTTAGTGATTGTGTATTGGCTCTTGAACGTAACCAACAGTCAGACGATCATCAAGAGTCACAGACAACTAAGGTTCGTGTATTAAAGTCTAGGTACACAGGTGATGTTGGTATGGCTTGTCATTTATTATATGATAACGAAACAGGTAGACTTAAAGAAATATCTAACGAAGACTTAGAAGTAGAAAATAACGAAGGATTTTAATATGGATTTAGTATTTGATATAGAAACAGACGATCTTAAAGCAACAAAGATACATTGTATAGTGTGTCAAGATCCTAACTCAGGAGAGATCTTTAAGTTTAAACCTAATCAGATTGATGAGGGTGTTAAATTTTTAAGTACCGCTGATAGACTAATAGGACACAATATTGTTGGCTTTGATATTCCTGTAGTTAAAAAACTAACAGGTACTGATCTGTCTCATATCGAAGCATTAGATACGTTAGTGTTGTCACGACTTCTTAATCCTATCCGAGCAGGTGGTCATAGTCTTGAAGCTTGGGGATACAAGTTAGAATATCCTAAGATTTCTTTTGAAGAGTACAAAGATTATTCTGCAGAAATGTTGAAGTATTGTGTCAGAGATGTGCAGTTAAATACTCTAGTATTCAAGAGCTTACGTTTAGAATCTAAACAGTTTTCTAAGGAAAGTGTATTACTAGAACATGGTGTTGCAAAGATAATGAAGGAGCAAGAAGAGAACGGATTTAAGTTTGATAGTTACTCTGCTGAGATATTACTTGCTGATCTGAGAGAAAGAAAACAAAAGATAGAAGATGAAGTACATAATACTTTTAAACCTAAATGGGTAGATGATAAAATAGTTACACCTTATATTAAGAAAGATGGTCAGTTATCCAAACGTGGATTGTCTGATGAAGAGTACGATAACTGTTTGTGGTTTGGTAACACAGATCCTTTCATGCGTAGAAAGTTAGTTGACTTTAATCTTGGCAGTCGTAAACAGATTGGAGAATACTTGATTGACTTTGGTTGGAAGCCAGAAAGATTTACACCTACTGGTCAGCCTATTGTAGATGAAAAAACTTTATCAGAAGTTACACACATACACGAAGCTAGTCTCATTGCAGAGTTTCTTTTGTTACAGAAACGTATAGCACAGGTTGATTCGTGGGTGAAAGCAGTTGAAGAAGATGGTAGAATACACGGCTTTGTTATACCTAACGGTGCTATCACAGGTCGCATGACACATCGTAGTCCAAACACAGCGCAGATTCCTAGCTTACGTCAGCCTTATGGCAAGGAGTGTCGTGCGTGTTGGACAGTAGACGAAGGCAATGTCTTACTAGGTATTGATGCGTCAGGTTTAGAACTAAGAATGTTATCTCACTATATGAAAGACGAGGAGTTTACAAATGAAATACTTAACGGAGACATACATACCGCTAATCAAAAGCTTGCAGGACTTAAATCAAGAGATCAGGCAAAGACATTCATCTATGCGCTTATGTACGGAGCAGGAGATGAAAAGCTTGGAAGCGTGGTTGGTGGAAATAAATCAACTGGTAGAAAGTCTAGACAACTGTTCTTTGATAATAAACCATCATTTAAAACTCTTAGAGATAGAGTTACGAGAGCAGCAGCAAGAGGCTTTGTCAAAGGATTAGACGGTAGAAAATTATTTATACGCAACGCACACTCAGCTTTAAATACTTTATTACAAGGAGCAGGTGCGATAGTTATGAAGCAAGCACTTGTTATATTTGACAAGCATTTACGTGAAGCAAACCTAAAGTATAAGTTTGTTGCTAACATCCATGATGAGTGGCAGATGGAAGTACCTAAAGAAACAGCAGGATTAATAGGTGCGATGGGTGTTAGATCTATTATAGAAGCAGGACAAGTTTTTAATATGAACTGTCCTTTAGATGGTGAATATCAATATGGAGGGAACTGGAGTGAAACACATTAATAAAGATTGTAAGTTTTGTGGTGTTGAACTAGTATTAGGAACTAATTTTACCGATTACGCATATAAAACAAGTAATTATAATTGTAAAAAGTGTCATTTAAAATTACACAAAGAGTGGAGCAGCAAAACAAACTTAAAAAGAATGTATGTTAATGGTAAATATGTTTCTCAAAAACATCCATTATATAAAGCAGGAAGATATAAGACTTTTGAAGGTGCAGCTTTCTCATCTTTATCTGGCTATGAAAAATCTAGTGAAGGTTATGTATATGTTATAACTAATCCTTGTTGGAAAGGTTGGATTAAAGTTGGTATGGCTATTGATGCAGAGGATAGATGTAAACAGTATCAAACCTCTAGTCCTTTTAGAGATTATAAATTAAGGTTTAAGAAATACTTTGACGATAGACGAAGTGCTGAACAACAAGCACATAAGAAAATAAAAAATATTTGTAAAGATAACAATGGAGAATGGTTTAAAGTTTCTATATCAGAAGCTAAAGAAATCATACAGTCAATATGAAAAAACTAGATACGTTAGTAGAAGATATATACGACAAGCTATCTGTACTATCAGATGGTGAGTCACTAAACATAGACGATAAAACTATTGATGCTTTCGGTGAGTCAATGAAAGAAGTTCTTTCTCATTGGGCTAACCCTAGACCAAGAGATAGTGGTACGTTACGTATGTCTAACATTGGTAAACCTATGCGTCAGTTATGGTATGATATGCGTTCAGAAAGTAAGACAACTGAAAGAATTAAACCTTCTGTCTTTATTAAATTTCTATACGGACATCTACTTGAAGAGGTACTTTTGTTATTAGTTAAGATAGCAGGACACAAAGTTACCGATGAACAAAAAGAAGTTTCTGTATCTGGTATTAAAGGACACATGGACTGCGTTATTGATGGTGAAGTAGTGGATATTAAGACAGCCTCTAGTTTCGCGTTTAAGAAGTTTTATAATAAAACCCTAGCCGAAGATGATATATTCGGTTATCTCCCTCAGTTGGCAGGCTACGAGGCTGCTATGGGTACAAACAAGGGTGGTTTCTTAGCCATGAACAAAGAGTCAGGTGAAATAGCATTATATAGACCTGATTCTTTCGATAAACCTGACATAAAAAACAAAATAAAAACAGTTAAAAAACTTATAAAGGTAGACACTCCTCCTGATTTATGTTATAATCCTGTACCAGATGGAGCAGCAGGTAACATGAAGATAGGTAAAGGATGTACTTGGTGTAGACATAAGTTTGAATGTCATGCAGATGCTAACGAAGGCAAAGGATTACGAGTGTTCAAATATGCAGATAGATATTCTTATTTAACTAGAGTAGTAAAAGAACCTAGAGTATTGGAAGTTACTAAATGAACGGAAGAAAAGCAAAAGCACTAAGAAAACGTAGTAAAGAACTGTTAGTGGAATGGTTACGTTCTGTTGTTCCTGAAGGAGAAGATCTTACTAAGATACATACAGGAAACATACACGAGTTTATGCCTGCTGAAACACACATCTATGCTAATCGTAAGTTTTTATTAAGTGCTTATTCTTTACGTTGGTTTTATAAAAAATTAAAACGTAACCCTGATGCAACTTTATACGAGTTACTAAACGAACAGAATGTAAAATCTAGTACTGGTCATTGGGTTATCTGATGGCTAAAAGAAAACCTAGAAAAGTTAGACCAAGAGAAAAGAACGTACCGAAAGGATATGATAGTAAGTGGGAGTACGAATTGCACAAAGGTATATTAAATAACTGGAGTCATCACACTAACAAAGTACCTTATGTAATAGAACATACTTACGAACCTGACTTTGAAAAAGATAAAATTATTATAGAAGCAAAGGGTAGGTTTTGGGATCACGCTGAGTACAGTAAGTACCTGTGGATTAGGAAGTCATTACCTAATACAATGGAACTTATATTTTTATTTCAAAAACCATACGCTCCGATGCCTGCTGCTAAGAAAAGAAAAGATGGTACGAAAAGAACTCACGCTGAATGGGCTGAAGCAAATAATTTTAAATGGTATACTGAAGATACCTTACCGAAGGAGTGGAAGTAATGATTGATTATAAATTCAACGAACACAATACAATAGAACAAATAAAAAGATACATAGATAAAACATACGAACAACACTATGCTTCTGGCAAACAGCAAGCAACAGAGATGGTTATAGATGCAGGACACGGAGATGGTTTCTGCATGGGTAACATTATAAAATATGCTATAAGGTATGGTAAGAAACCTGACTCTGTTACTGGAGAATATAAAAATCAAGGTGACTTGTTAAAGATTATACACTACGCTATTATAGCTATACACTTATGGACAGAGGATAAAACACATGGTAAGTAGATTATTATATATGATACCTTTTATAGGTATGTCAGTTGGCTGTTACTTTTTATTTAGTAACAACATTGCAGTAGCAGGGGTGTTAGCTTTGCTAGGAATAGTACAAGCGAGTATTTGTTTAGGGTTTTTATTTTTACAAATGCTACGAGCAGGAATTGATGGAACATTAGAAGTAGAAGTACAACTATGGGATGCACTTATGCCTATTGTTTTTCTTTTGATAAGCTTTACTTCTTTTTTATATTTAACACTAAACATTTTACAAGAGATATAACATGACACAAACAAACAACGCAGAGTTACCCACAAACTATCAACAATTTATACATCTTAGTAGATATGCAAGATGGAACGAAGAACATCAACGTAGAGAAACATGGAGTGAAACTGTTTCTAGATATTTTGATTTCTTTGAAAATCTTTTAACTCAGAAACATAACTTAGACATCGTTACGTGGAACGGAACTAGAAAATATTTAGAAGAAGCTGTACTTAACTTAGATGTTATGCCAAGTATGCGAGCATTGATGTCAGCAGGTAAAGCATTAGAGCAAGATAACGTTGCAGGATTTAACTGTAGTTATGTAGCTGTCGATAACGTCAGAGCCTTTGATGAAACACTATAC